AGACCCTTTAGCTTAAAGCGCGATCTTCCATTCACCTATCTAATCGCTAGGCTAAGCATTAGATTGGGAATCGCGCCACAGCACTTATTAGAACTGGACAAGATTATGCTCGATGCACTCGTGGCAGGTCTTAAAGATGAAGCAAAGGAGATCAGCGATGCCAGCAAGCGTAAAGGGCGGCGTTGAACTCCGTAAGGCTTTGCGTAAGTTCACTCCAGATATTGCTAAGGAATTACCTAAAGAAGTGGGCGCAGCTCTAAAGCCAATAACTAAATCTGCTAGAGGTTATCTACCAGATCAAGGTCAAGTGCTTAGCGGATGGCTACCTCGTCAAATGACTGAAGGCAGTTTCCCTACTTACAATGCTCGCATAGTCAAGGCTGGTATTGGTTATAAGACCACACCATCAAAGCCTAATCGCCGAGGGTTTAGATCCCTTGCTCGCGTATTTAACAAGACTGCTGCTGGAGCAATTTACGAAACTATGGGGCGTAAGACTCCCACATCTCGCTTTGTTCAGAATCAAACTGGCAAGTATGGCTCACAGATGAAGGGTGATGCCAAGATGGAAGGTCGTGCCTTGTATCGTGCTTATGAAGAAAACAATGGCAAGGCTAGAGACGCTGTTCTTAAAGCCATAACAAATGCCGCTAACAAACTTAATGCTAGAGCTTCGGTGAAAGGTTAATCATGGCAAATATAGTCATTGACATTGCATCCGAGTTCACAGGTGCTAAAGCGTTTAAGCAAGCCGATAGCGCAACTCAGAAATTAACCAGCGGTGTTAAGAAGTTAGCAGGTGCAGTAGGTCTTGCTTATGGAACTACAGCAATTATTTCTTTTGGCAAGGCTTCAGTCAAGGCAGCAGCGGCAGATCAAAAGGCTCAGCAACAGTTAGCACTAGCTCTCAAGAATGTCGGTCTTGGTCGAGATGCTGCTACTTCAGAGGCTTACATCCAAAGACTCCAGAGCGAGTTTGGGATTGTCGATGATCTTCTTCGTCCTGCCTACCAGACCCTAGCGGTAGCCACACGCGATTCTGATGAGGCTCAAAGACTACTTAACCTTTCCTTAGATATTGCAGCCTCCACTGGTAAAGATCTAGGATCAGTAACAGCAGCATTAAGCAAGGCTTATCTTGGCAATAACACTGCACTTTCTAAATTGGGTGTAGGTATCTCTAAGGCTGATCTTAAGGCTAAATCTTTTGAGGACATTACTAATCAACTAACAACAACTTTTGCTGGTTCTGCGACAGCCGCTGCGGGAACATTCCAAGGGTCAATAGATAAACTTGGTGTTGCTTCAGCCAATGTTAGCGAGATTATCGGTACTGGCTTGATTGATGCCTTAACTAATCTGGGCGAGAATACAAGCGTTGCTGATCTTGCTTCCAACATGGAAAAGACTGCTACCTATCTTGCAGATGTCATTCGTGGCGTTGGAGTCCTTGCCGGAAAACTAAAAGACATACCAGTTCTAGGCAATCTTAATGTAGGCATGATCCCAATTGTGGGTTCGTACATTGAACTACTCCGTAAGGCTGGAACTAAGACTGCTGATTTGACTTCAGCAGATAACGCTCACTTGAAGTCATTAAATGATTCTTTCAAGGTTATTAAAAAGACTGCCGATATAACTAAGAAACTGACAGCAGATGAACTTAAGAAGTTAAAAGCCAAGCAATTACAAAATGCCCTAGACAAGGCTAACCTTGCCCTTAATCAAGGCAGCGAAGTCTTTGACATGGACAAGATACAGATTGCAGCAGCTCTTACTAATCAGGCGCAGCAACTAGGCAAGGCAACAAGTGCAGCACAGGTTCTACAAATTGCTAATGACACTGCACGCCTCAATGTCAAGAAGTCAATCCTTGCGTTAGAAGATGCTATTGCTTCTAAAGATGAAGCATCAATCACCAAGGCAACAGAGAAGCTCAACACTGATCTTAAAATCCTCGGCGCATTATCTGGACAGAATGTAAAACTCCAAGACATTAAGTCAATTCTTGACAGTCTAAAGCCAGCGGATCTAATCAACCTGGCTAACTTAGACGCTGCCATTGCCAAGATGATGGAACTTCTTAAGTTGCAAGGTACTAAGACTCTTGTGCCAACTACAGCAACACCAGCAACACAAAGCACAGCCACAACGGCAGTTCAAGGTGCAACTACTATTGCAGGTACTAATTTAAGCGTGGCAGCTCTTGGTGGCGTAGTAACACAGATCTTGCCTAACCTTAAAGAATTTACTCCAGATCAAGGAATGATCTCAGGCATTAGTCCCAATGGTCGTGAGTACAACTACACCGTTACTGTAAATACTGGTATTGGCGATCCTAACGCTATTGCAGAGGCAATCGAGAATGTATTGGTTGAGGCTAACTATAGAGGCACACTCCGAGGAATGTTCGCTGTATGACATGGCTTCCAGAATGGCGAATTACAGTAGGTGATGATGTCTATACGACTGTCACCTCTGTCTCTTTTGCTTCTGGTCGAATAGACATTGATCGACAAGCCACAGCAGGCTACTGCCAAGTAGAAATAATCAACACTACTGGGGCAGATTTCACCATCAATGTAACAGAGCCAATAACCTTAGAGCTAAAGAATGGCAGTGGCACTTATGTTACTGTTTTCGGTGGAGAAGTCTCAGACTTCAACATCGGAGTTAGAAGTCCTGATGAGACTGGCTACATCACTACTGGCACAATCTTAGGTATCGGATCACTGGCTAAACTGACAAAGGTTGTCTATAACACAGCCCTTGCAGAAGGATTAGATGGCGCACAGATTGCAGCCATTTTAGGGCAAGCCCTTAACCTTACATGGGCTGAGGTAACACCTACAGTCACATGGGCAACCTATCCAGCAGATGTCACATGGGCTAATGCTGAGTCTTACATCGGGACTATTGACTCAGGCTTCTACACAATGATCGCACTTGCAGCTAGTGCTTCTGCTAAGTCTCAAACCCTTGCAGATCAGATTGCTACTAGCGCACTAGGGCAGGTGTATGAGGAGAAGGATGGAGATGTTTCTTATGACGATGCAGACCACAGATCTAACTACCTTGCAGCTAATGGCTTTACTAACCTCGATGGCTCGTATGCAACACCAACCTCTATCAAATCCACAACTCAGATTGGTCGCATCCGCAACAGCCTTATCTATCGCTATTCCACAGGCTACGCCAGCACCTACAGTACCTCTGACACAGACTCTATAGCCGCTTACGGACTCTTTGAGCGTTCTTTTGACTCTAACATCAAGAACCTCGGTGACATCACTGATATTGCCTCACGCGAGTTAAACCTTCGTAAGAACCCTAGAGGATCACTTGGAGCGATTACCTTTAGACTTGACAATCCAGACATTCCAACTGCCATGCTTGACAGCCTTATTGGAGTGTTTTTTGGTCAGCCTGTAGTAATCCAGAACTTACCAAGCAATCTATTCGGTGGATCATTCGATGGCTTTGTCGAAAATGTAGCCTTACGCGCTACCCCTAGTTTTACTGAGATTACCCTTTACATCTCAGCAACAGACTTCTCACTATCTACCACACAATGGGAAACAGTATTGCCAGCCTCACTAATCTGGACTGGCGTAAATGCTACACTTATCTGGACTAACGCGACTGGAGCACTAACCTAATGGCAACTACAACAACGAACTTCGGCTTTGATATTCCACAGTCAAGCGACCTTGTAAAGAATGGTGCGACTCAGATCGCTTTGCTTGGTCAAGACATTGACACGCAGTTCGCTGGTCTTACTGTCAATGCACAGACTGGCACTACTTACACAGCAGTCAAGGCAGATGGTCTTAACGCTATTGTCACAATGGACAACGCAGCGGCTAACATCTTTAGCATCCCTACCGATGCAACCTATAACTTTCCTATTGGTACAACCCTTGTGGTTTATCAAAAGGGTGCAGGCATTACAAGCATTAACGCAGTAACATCTGGCACTACTACTGTGACAAGTGCTGGAGCAGTTTCGGCAGTCCCAGTCTTGGCTCGCTACAGAGCAGCTGCTGCAATTAAACTTGCTGCTAATAACTGGACTGTTGTAGGTGGCATTGCATAATGCTTAACTCTTTAATTGGAATCATTGCTGGAAGCAAGCTTCCCGCTGTAACATTTTCGACTGACTATTTAGTTATCGCAGGTGGTGGTGCAGGTGGTTCTGATGCAGGTGGACTTATGGGCGGCGGTGGTGGTGCAGGCGGACTTCGTTCGACTGTAACTGCAACAGGCGGCGGTGGTTCATTAGAATCAGCTTTAACTCTTGCTGTCGGTACTTCATACACAGTCACAATTGGTGCTGGTGGTGCAGGAGTAAATAGTAGTGGTGCAGATGGTGGTAGTGGAGCCAACTCCGTTTTTTCTACAGTGACATCAACAGGCGGCGGTGGCGGCGGCGGCGGTACTAACAGAACTGGTCTCACCGGCGGTTCAGGCGGCGGTGGTTCAGCCATTGCTGGAGCTGGCGGATCTGCTACTACTAATCAAGGTTTTGCAGGCGGTACTGGTAAAAGTGGCAGTGCTGACGCTGATCTTCAATCTGGTGGTGGCGGCGGTGCTGGAGTAGTTGGCGGCAACGGAACTACTACAACAGGTGGTAGTGGTGGAAACGGTGTTGCTGTTTCAATAACTGGTTCTTCTGTTACTTATGCTGGCGGCGGTGGCGGTGCCTCTTATCAACAAACTCGAGGTTCAGGCGGTTCAGGCGGCGGCGGTGCAGGTAGCGTAGATGTAGTAACTCCGACTGCTCCAGAAAATGGAACTGCCAATCTTGGCGGCGGCGGCGGCGGCGGCGGTTATGTAGTATTAGGTGTGCCTATTCGTAATGGTGGAAATGGCGGTTCGGGTGTTGTTGTTCTCCGTTATCCAGATACTCGAACAATTACAATCGGTGCTGGTTTAACAGGTACAGAAAGTGCAGCAAGCGGTGGTTACAAGCGAGCCACAATCACAGCTGGTACTGGAAATGTGAGTTGGGCATAATGGCACATTACGCTTTTTTAGATGAAACAAACATTGTTACAGATGTTATTGTTGGCGTGCATGAAACTGAGTTAATTGAAGGATTAGATCCTGAAACTTGGTATGGCAATTTTAGAGGTCAAGCTTGCAAGCGTACTTCTTACAATGGAAAAATCCGTTATAACTATGCTGGTATTGGCGACACATACGACCCTATAGATGATGCGTTTATTTCACCAATGCCACAATGCGGTCATAATGAACTTTTACTAAACACTCAAAAGCGATGGGAGTGTGTAGCTTGTGAAGCCGAGATTGAGCAAATCCGCAACTCAACTTCGTGAGCAGATCGATGACTCATTCCCAGATCGTGACCGCGCATCGGATGGTTGGATCGGTGATACCCGACACGCTGCTCGCAAGTCAGATCATAATCCAGATGAGCAAGGTTGGGTTCGTGCCATCGACATCGATCGTGACTTATTTAAGGGATCAAAGCCAGACATCATGGGCGATCTTGCAGATCAGCTTCGTACCTTATCAAAGTCAAAAGCGGACAAGCGTATTGCTTACATCATTTTCGATGGACACATCTGCTCGAAAGTCCTTAACTGGAAGTGGCGCAAATACACAGGGGCGAACAAACATGTTAAGCACTGCCATGTCAGCTTTAAGAAAGAAGCTGATAATGACGGTTCTTTTTTTCAAGTATCTATGTTAGGCGGAGAATAATGAACATGAAGCATCCAGTGGTAATAGCAGTCGGAGCGTTCCTAGCAGTATGGGGAACGACATCTAACTTCGCTCTCGACTACCGCGCAATTCTAGGCGCAGTCGTAGCTGGAGTGTTCGGCTACGCGAGTCCTAAAAAGTGACACAACAAGACTTCTTCACGCTATACATAGCGACCATTGGCATTATCGGTGGTCTATCTGGCTATGTCATTACTCATCTGCTAGGTGAAATTAAGCGACTCAACTCGCGTGTCGATGAGATCTATAACATACTTCTAGAGCGATAATTTTAACATGGCAAGAAAAGCAACTAAGAATCTAGTTGAGCAAGATTACTCAGCTCTTGATGCTTACTGCATTGGGATGTACGAGTTTGCTCAATCTCTAAAGCGAGCAGGCTTTGATGAAGAGACTGTGCTTGGCATCATCGTAGAGCGATCCGCCTATCCTGCTTGGATCTTGCCTGATCCTATAGAGCCAGAACGCTTTGGCGACTACGAAGATGAGGATGACGATTAAGCGAATCGTTGTTGTATCGGACTTGCAAGTTCCTTACCATGACAGGGTCGCTACTCGTAACCTGGCTAGCTTCATCACAAAGTTTAAGCCAGATCAAGTAGTCACAATAGGAGATGAGATTGACCTACCACAGATAAGCAAGTGGGAAGAGGGTCGCATGGGCAGTTATGCCCAGACCCTAGATGATGATCGTAATGAAGCTGTGCAGCTTCTTTGGGATTTAGGCGTTACAGATTGCATCCGCAGCAATCATACAGATCGCCTCTACAACATCATTATGGCTAAAGTGCCTGCCTTCGGTGCATTGCCAGAGCTGCGCTTCGAGAAGTTTATGAAGTTTGA